CACTACAATGCTATCAATGCCAGTCCCAAATTTATTTGTTGATGGCGCAGTGCCATTTACAACCTTAGTAAGCACTTCTTTTTTCCCTGGCGAGCTTCCTTGTGCATGGATGATTACCAAACCAAATGAAGTAATAACGATAAAGGCTGGAACACCAGTAATTGCAATTATGCCAATAAATCTAGAAAGCCTTCAAAACTCAGAGATTAACTTTGAGCCAGTTGAGTCTTTGCCAAAGCCAAAGTTTGATTCAAATGAATACTCTAATGTGATTTATGAGTTAAATAGATCAGCAACATGGTCAAATTTTTATCGTGATGCGGTGGACCATCTAAAAAACAGTATTGGAAAGCACCAGATTAAAGCCATAAGACTCAAGGTCAATGGATTGAATAATAGAAATGCTATAATAGATAAATGAAGCTAGCAAATGAATGGAACAAACAGGACCTACCAAAATCTATTACTCCATCTGGATTTTTTGGGGATTCCATAGATAACATTGTTGAAATAAAAGACTTCTTGACAATAGAAGAACGCAAAAGGCTTATGGACTTTGCCCGCAACAATAAGATATGGGATATTACTGAAACGCATAGAGATGAAGACGGATTAGTCCTTTATGACCATACAGTATGGGAAGATAGAGTTTGTACCTATAACTCATTAATGGCATCAGACCCAACAATATTAGATCTTATTTATAGCATGATTGCAAGACTGAAAATCGAAGTCGATGCATTCTTTAATGTTGACGCAAAAGAAACAGGACCAGCAATTGTTAGATGGCCAGTCGGCGCAAGACAAGAGCCACATGCAGATAAAGAATTTCACTCTGGTCCAGAAAAAGGAAGAGCTAACGATTTCCCATGGTATGATTTAGCTGGACTATTTTATTTTAATGATGACTATGAAGGTGGAGAACTTTATTTCCCACAACACGGAATTGAATTCCAGCCAGTTGCAGGAGCAGCATATTTTTTCCCAGGAGACATGTATTATACGCATGGAGTCCGACCAGTAAAATCAGGAAACAGATTTACATCCCCATTCTTTTGGACGATACATAAGCATACAGGAGAAAAACAACCATGAGTGAATTAAACCACATAGAGCTTTACCCAAAGATTGATGTATATCGAGATGTATAAAAAGATCCAGCTCAGCTATATGAAGTAATGAATACTTCAGAAAAAACATCAAACGGCCAGTACTTTTTAAAGACTTGGGACCCATGGGCACATTTTGGAACATATACTCAGAAGAAAGACTTAAGAGAAGTTCCTGCAGAAGTTCAAGATACAGAGATGTTTCTTAAAGAAAAGGCGTTTGTAGAAGAAGTAGAGGCTGCATACAACAAAGTAATCTTAGACTATGTCGAAAGACATAATGTTGATCTGCCAGAAGGATGGCATTTTAGCGGCTCTTCTTATTCTAAATATCACGCAGGTGTTGATAACCTAAAGACAAAGCTAACAATGCAGTATCACACAGACCACATAACCTCACAAAGAGATATGCCTGGAGAAAAGTTCTATATAACATGTACAATGTATATTAATGATGATTACGATGGCGGCGACATTGAGTTTTATGTTGACGGCAAATTTATTAATCACAAGCCAAAAGCTGGAGATATTTTAGTATTTCCATCTACTCAGCCATACTATCACGGAGTCAAAACAATTAATACAAATGAGAAGTTTTTTGTTAGAAACTTCATTATGGTGCCTCACAATGGCACAGACGAGTGGCTTGCAAATCAAAGAAAGCACGGCGCTTACAAGTGGGCCAAAATGGAATTAGAGAGAATAGAGCACGAAGATAAGAGAAACATGATTTACTTTAATGATGGAGAAGTAGTATCATATGAACAGCACATCGAAAAGCAATTTGGCGGAACCTTTGACCCAAATTATAAAGAAGAAAGCGGGATGAAGTAAAATGGAAAGAAATATGATTATAACTAGGCACAAGCCAGATATTGTGCAGTATGATAATTTTTTAACTCCAGAAGAGTGTAAGGCTATTATCGATGTTTTAGAAATTAAGATGCAAAAAGAAGAACTAAAATGGATGCCAATTTCATTCTACGAATCATACTCATCTGGTACTCCAGAGCAAGACGATCCAGATACTATTTCTTTAGGTTTGCCAGCAGACTTTTTCCCAGTGCTAAGACAAAGAGTTATTGATGTAACAGCAGAAATGGCTGGCAAAGATCCTAAGCAAATGTCTCAAATTAGCTTCCACTCACAAAGATGGGCACCAGGAGCATTTGCAAATATGCACTCAGACAATACATCAAATGAAGGAGTGTCTGGAGCATTTACTAGAAGTCGATATGCAACGTTTCTTTATTTGAATGATGATTTCGAAGACGGAGTTTTAAATTTTAAGCACGGTCTAACTATTGTTCCAAAAACTGGAACCCTTGTAACATTTGCAGGCGGCTTTGACAATATGCATGAGGTAACTACAGTAAAGAAATCAATTAGATACACACTTGGATCATTCTGGGATGATAGAGAAGAGTCAGATTACCCACAGGAAGTTAGAGATGCTTGGGCAGCCGAGCTTGCAGAAGTAAGAGCTTATCAAAAAGTAGAAGCTACAGAGTGGGAAGAAATTAGAAACAAAGGGCTAAGAATTAAATCTAATGGCGAGCAATATCCAGCTGAAGAAGTAGAGGGATAACATGGAGGAATTCAAGCAGTTCCAGATGTTTGAACTACAGGTTCTTGCACCAGACATTTGGTATTGGGAAAATGCGTTAAGCTTTCCAGAATATCTACCAGTGTTTATTAATGAAATAGACAATAGCCCAGAGTCTTACTCTAGAATATCTAAGTGGGAAAACTGGACGGCTAGCAATGATGCTAATCTTATTTATGGGAAGACAAAAGTTATCAATAAAGCTGCCTTAAAGACTTCCACTGGGTCAGACATTATAGATAAAAAAACATTGTATATAGCAAACAGCCTTTTGATGGCGTTTGAAATGTGCACCGAAAGATATCTAGCATCAAGAAACTTAGACAAGAACAACTACAACTTAAATCTAGATCAAGTAACAATTAAGGCCTGGAATGAGGGACAGTCCATGGGTCCACATTTTGATGGACAAGACGGTAATAAAGACCTGGCTTTTTCTTTAGTTGCATATATAAATGATGACTATGAGGGTGGAGAAATTAGCTTCCCAAATCATAACATTACCATTAAGCCAAAAGCTGGAAGTCTAATAATGTTCCCTTCTCAGCAGCCATATATTCATGAAGTTAAGCCAATTACATCTGGAACAAGATACATGAGTCCAGCACACGTATATATTAAGTAGATTGGTGGTATAATAAAAAAATGAGCACAGGAGTAAACGGCTGGAGATTTCCAGACTATACAGACACCCCAGACGTCCCCAGAGACCTTGGAAACCTTGGAACTGACATTGCGGCATTCATCGCCGCCAATCCAGGCCCGCAGGGCCCTTCAGGCACCCTAGAAGTAGGCACTGTAACCACTGTTAGCGCATCTACACCAGCATCAGTTGTTAATGTAGGAACTGCAGCTAATGCTATATTAAATTTAACATTACCAAGAGGAATCGATGGAATTGTAGGTGGCCCAGGACCTTCAAACGTTTTGTCGATAGGAACAGTTGTAGAGGGTGGTTCTGCAAGCGCAACAATTACTGGTGCGTCACCAGAGCAGATATTAAACTTAGTTCTACCACAAGGCCCAGAGGGACCACAAGGACCACAAGGAGTACCAGGACCTACAACCTTGAGTGTTGGAACTACTACAACAGGCGCAGCAGGAACACAAGCTTCGGTAACAAATACTGGGACATCAACAAATGCAGTATTTGCTTTTACAATTCCAAGAGGCGCAACTGGAGCAACTGGCCCAGAGGGTCCACAAGGAATACCTGGATCAAGCGCAACATTAAATCCAATACCAACAACTATTAGCTTAAATGCTCCAGTTCAATCATCTGGGAACAATTACGGAGTGCAGGAAAACTGGTATCCTATGTTTAACAACCTATACTCACTTGGTCAGGTGCCTAGATCATTAACGCCAGCCGATCCAGATTATGATATTGTTGGAAATAGATTTTGGAAAACAGTTTACTCTAACACTGGAACTATTAACACTTCTGATCAAAGATTAAAGACCGACGTATTGTCTTCTGACCTTGGCCTGGAATTTATTAATAAATTAAACCCAGTAAGCTATAAGTTTATTGAAGGCGGTAAAGAAATCGTAGACGGAGACCCAGTCTCTGTTCCTGGCACTAGAACTCATTATGGATTAATAGCACAAGAAGTTAAGCAAGTTCTAGAGCAAACTGGAATTGAAGATTTTGCTGGATGGGTTCTTTTAGATAAAGAAGACCCAGATTCAGAACAAGCATTGAGATATGAAGAATTTATATCGCCATTAATTAAAGCAGTACAAGAGCTTACAGCGAGAGTTAAAGCACTAGAAGAGCAGTAAGACATGTCATATAAATATACTGTCTTAAAAGATAACCCACTTTCTTTTTTCTTATTAGACGAAGTTCGTTCTGGAACTGCTGGAGTATACAGCAACCTCACTTCATTATTTTCCACATATGCAGACTTAAGGGATAATGGAATATCGTATGCAGCCGTGAGCGGCCTGCCTATAAAAGATTATTCTGGCAATGGTATGGAAGGCTATGCAATTGATGCGTCTTCGATGGAAGTGTTGCCTATTGTCGGAGCGGGAGTCAGAGGGACAGAAATAAATGACAGTGTAGACTTAGCACTAAAAGCTTTAGGTGTAGCTACTAGCAAAAAGCCAGATAGCCCGTTTTCTTTTGAAGCATGGTTTATCCCAAGCCCAGATGAATTCAATGAGTATTTGATAGTAGGAGATCTAGATAATCAAATAGGTCTATTTTATGTAAACGAAAATGTTGTTTTTAAATGTAATGAAGACCAATATGTTTTTGCTAAAGTTCCAATGAATCAGGCAATTCATATAGTTGGCACTTACTCTAAAGACGCAATATCTTTATATATAAATGGGTCCCTGATGTCACAAAAAAATATTTACGGTAGCGTTAAATTTTCTAATAGCGTGTTAAACTTAAAAATTGGTCCAGCTAACTCTGGTAAGATATTCTTAATTGATTCAGTTGCAATTTATGGGTATGAGCTAGACAGTAATATATGCGCTAGTCATTACAAAGCTGGCTATAAAGAAACAAAGTATTCTCAAATAGTTTATTCTAATCAGGGAATTCTATTTTCATTAAATTCATCTAGCATCAAGCCAGCAGTTTCATACAGATATCCTGGTAACAAGTCACTATCAGAAATTGCTTCAGGTGATGGATACTACAACCCAACATTTAATAGGATAGAGTTTGCAAAGACTGAATTGCCAGAATCTAAATCATTTGTATTTGAGCAAAGGCTGTATGTGCCAAATCCAGAAAGCATTGTGTCTTCAAGAATATCCTATGGGCAAGATGTAGAAAATGTTTTAGTAGAAATACAAGTGCCAGGAGAATCATGGGCGGAATGTAAAAATAACGCACCGCTTCCATATTACAATAAAAATGAAAATTCTATGAGTCCAATAATGGATATCCGTGTAACTATGACAACGGCAGATTCCTCATTTGATCTTCCTTATTTTGATAAACTTGAGATAGACTTATATTCAAATAAAGATTTCTACTCTGATAATAGTGGTGCTAAAATATATTCAGATTATGATTACTCACTAGGATACTATAACTATCCAGTAAGAATGCAAAATAAATATAATGGGCTTTCTATGTATTCTGGCCACGGCTTTTCGGTAGACCTTCAAATTGAGCCAAGAACCATTGAGATGTTTTTTACTCCAAGAGAAGGAAAGAATGTCCTATTCTCATCAAGCTCTTCAAGTTTAAGCTGGACAAATGGCGGGGTTATTACTAAGAGTGGAATCAGCGCAATATATGTAAATGGAATCAATAGGACTTCCTCTACCAACATATCTGAATTTCTATTAAATGGGGTATCTCACCATATAATGATAGTTTTATCAGCCACTGCAAGTAATATTAAGATAAACCAAAACCAGGATGACTCAAATTATGGTGGAGCAAATACATACAGCAACCTGGCCTTTTATACAAAAGCCTTTTCTCCCGCAGAAGCAATTAAAAACTACAAGATGTATTGCTCAGATAATTCCTTTACAGTGCAAGACCCTGGTATAATTTTTGGAGAAAGCGCTACAGGCGAAGACAATACCCCCTACTTCGTAAGATCTTTTGGCTCCTAGGCCTTAGTTTTTAAAAAATATTGTATTAAGTTGGTACAGAAGATGGACTTTTGTTAGGAATAATGGTAAACTGGTTTACATATGGAAATCTTAAATCAAAAAAGTCAGATCATTGAAGAGACACGCCTAGGCCTATACGTATGGGAAATGCCAGATGGTCGTTGGATCGGAGACGATGATGGCAACTTTCTTTCTATAACATCCACAAAAGGCAATCGTTCTAGAATAGCCGCACTTGCAGATGCCGTTAGGCATTATGGTATTAGTGAAGGCCAACCTAAATTTCTTTCTGGCAGAAGAAAAATTGATGATGAAGAATTTGAACATCAGAATGAAAGACTTAAGTGGGGCCTTACTCCAGATCCTCTAGATATTGGAGAATACAAAGATTCAATCTTAAGAGGAGGAGCTGTAAAATGACACAGTTTTTAGAAGACGGACCAGAAGATACATATGAGGTATCTGTTAAGAATAGCTCAGACCTATTTTCATTTAAGAAAGAAAAGGAACACGTAGACCCATTTGCTATTGGGATTGATGATCTTAAAAAGGTAAGAGGACTAGGCACAAACTTTAAAAGAAAAGTAAATAGAGATTTTGCAAAATCATTTACTGGCAAAGACGGAGCGGGAACACAACAGAATTTATTACAGTCAGCGGTTACTGGATATGCAATGTTTGACCTTGTGCAGCCAGTATATAATTTAGAATATCTTTCACAAATATATGAAGTTTCAACATACAATTATGCTGCAATTAACGCTAAGGTAGCAAACATTGTTGGACTTGGATATTCTTTTATGGAAACAAGAAAAACAAACGATGCTATTGATGCAATAACAGATGACAAGCAGTTAGACAGAGCTCGCAGAAAGCTAAATAAATTAAAGCAAGATCTTCAGGACTGGCTAGACGCAACAAACGAAGAAGATACATTTACCGAAACATTAATAAAGGTATATACAGATCTAGAAGCAACTGGTAATGGGTACCTTGAAATTGGCAGAACTACAGGCGGAGATATTGGGTATATTGGACATATCCCAGCAAAGACTATGCGTGTTAGAAGACTTCGAGATGGGTTTATGCAATTGCTTTACGGCAAGGCAGTCTTTTTTAGAAATTTTGGAGATTCAGAAACACCAAACCCAATTGGCGATGTAGAAGATCGTCCAAATGAAATTATTCACTTAAAGAAATATACTCCAATGAATAACTACTACGGTATTCCAGATATCGTAGCAGCTCAGATGTCACTTGCTGGAAACGAATTTGCTGGCAGATATAACTTGGATTATTTTGAAAACAAGGCGGTCCCAAGATATATTATTACTGTAAAGGGAGCCAAGCTTTCACCAGAATCAGAAAGAAAATTACTTGAATTTTTCCAAGTTGGTCTAAAGGGAAAGAATCATAGATCTCTCTATATTCCTCTACCAGCAGATAGCCCAGACAATAAAGTTGAATTTAAGATGGAGCCAGTTGAAGCTGGTGCTCAGGAGTCTTCATTTAATATTTACAGACAGTCAAATAGAGATGAAATTCTATTAGCCCATAGAGTTCCAATTAATAAAATTGGTGTTCCAGAGGGAGTGTCTTTGGCAAATGCCAGAGATGCAGATAAAACATTTAAAGAGCAGGTTTGCCGACCAGCTCAAATGAGACTTGAAAAAAGAATTAATTCAATAATAGAAGAAAAGACAGATGCATTAAAAATTAAATTCGAAGAGCTAACTTTGACTGACGAAGATACCCAGTCGCAAATAGACGAGAGATATTTAAGAATGCAGGTAATTACTCCAAACGAAGTTAGAATTAGAAAGGGTATGATTCCCGTAGACGGTGGAGATGAAATGGTTGAATTAAAGCCACAGCAAGCTGCTGACCAAAAAGCAACTGCTGGTAAAACCAGGGCCAGGGATTCAGAAAGATCTGCCGCCTCTTCCGATAAAGTCGGAGAAGGCAGAAATTCAAAAGGCGATGGCAAAAAGGTTGACTAAACCTAATCAACTGCTATTTGCATTATAGTAGATAAACCATTAAAATTAAGCATATGAACATTGAAAAAGCCCAGTGGTCCTCCGACGGCCAAAACATTCATTTATCTGTCCCGTTCACAAAAGTGAATCGGGAGAACAGAACTGTTTCTGGCTTTGCTACACTAGACAATGTAGATCAAACAGGAGACGTAGTTACCGCAGAAGCAAGCATCAAGGCGTTTGAAAGTTTTAGAGGAAACCTAAGAGAGATGCATCAGCCTTTAGCTGTTGGCAAAGTAGTTTCATTTAAACCAGAAACATACTACGATCAAAAGTCTCAAACTTTTTACAATGGCGTTTACGTAACATCATACATTTCAAAGGGTGCACAAGATACTTGGGAAAAAGTTCTTGACGGCACTCTTTCTGGTTTTTCAATCGGCGGAAAGATTAAAGATTCAGATAATGAAGTTAACAAAGCAACAGGAGAAGCAGTTCGATTTATCAAGGACTATGATCTTGTGGAGCTATCTATTGTAGATTCTCCAGCAAATGAAATGTGTAATATTGTTTCAATTGAAAAAATGAATGGTCAGCTTATATTCAAGGGCATGGCCGCAGATGTAGTTACAGAAAATATTTTTTATTGTGAAGAAAGCGATTCTGTTTTTATCTCAACAGACAAGACATACTCTTCTCCAGTTACTGGAAAAGAAGCTACGCTAATTGGCTGGGTTGAAAGCTCAGACATAAACAAATCAAAAGAGATAGATAAGATTCTTGCTTCATTTAAGAAGTCAAGAGTTCCGTTGCCTGGAATACAAACAATAGCAAAACAGGTAAACGTACAAGGAGGTAATGAAGTGGAAAAACTAAACGCAACTAGCACAGACGCAGCAGCTGTAGAAACAGCAGTTGAAGAAGTGGCAATCGTTGAAGAGACCCCAGTAGCATCTGATGCTCCTGTTGTCGAAGATGCACCAGCTGCTGATTCAGCAGAAGATGCAGACTCTGCTTCTGTAGATGTCTTTAAGTCAGTTGATGCTCCTCAAGCAGAAGCTGCAGTTGAAGAACCTGATTTTGCAAAAATGTTAGTAGACCTAAAGGGATTCTTTGCAGATACTCTTAGCAAGGCTACAGAGGCAAATGCAGTACAGGTTTCAGAAATCAAAGAAACTGTAGAGACTTTTAGCAAGGGCGTAAATGCTCAAATTACAGAGTTAGCAGAAAAGCACAGTGCACTTAGTGCCGCTGTCACAGAAATAAAGGGCACCATTGATGGTGTTCAAAAGCGTGTAGATGCCGTAGAAGGCGATACAGCAATTAAGAAGTCCTCAGACCTTGGCGGGTCTGTTGCACCAGCAGTAAACAAATCAAAATGGAACGGTTCTTTCCTCGGTTCCGTAAACGAAATATTTAACTAGGGTAGGTGAATTATATGAGCAATGAAACATTAGAAAAAGCAATCGCAGCAGGCACAACCGCCTCAACTGGTTTTGCATCAACAGCAGGTGGATCAGGAGTACACACAGCGTCTGAAAACGGCAACGGTGGTCTTCTTAATCCAGAACAATCAGCTCGCTTCCTAGACTATATGTTCGACGCAACCGTAATTGGCAAAGTCGCACGTACAGTTCGAATGAAGTCAGACACAACAGAGATTGATCGTATGTCAGTAGGAGAAAAGCTTGTTAAGCTTGCAACCGAAGGAGACAATACAGCCGTTAACTCAGCTGTAACTTTCTCAAAGATCTCTCTAACAACAAAGAAGCTTCGCATGGATTGGGAACTTTCAACTGAGTCTCTAGAAGACAATATTGAAGGTGCTGATCTTGAAGATCACATTGCACGTTTGATGGCAACACAGGCAGGAAATGACATCGAAGATGTTATTCTTAACGGTGACACATCACTTTCAAGCGATGCACTATACAAGTCATTCGACGGTGTAGTAAAGAAGGCTAAGACTTCAGGTCACGTAGTCGATGCAGGTGGAGCAGCAATTTCACGTGCTGTATTCAACTCAGCGCTTAAGGCTCTTCCACGTAAGTACAAGCAACGTCGTACAGACCTTCGCTTCCTTGCAGGATCAAACTTAATCCAGGATTACCTATACTCAACATCACAAAACATCCAGAATGTTAACCCACAGGATATTGCTTCAGGCATCATCCGTGGAGATGTTGCGCCTCTAGGTGGCCCAGCAGGATATGTAGCTCCATACGCATTTGGTATTCCAATCGTTGAAGTTCCACTTCTTCCAGAGACACAAGCTGGTACATACGCAAGCCCATCAGGCTCACACGGAGATGTCCACTTGACATTCCCTAATAACGTCGTAATTGGCGTAAAGCGTGACGTAACAGTCTACCGCTTCTTCTGGCCACGT